GTCCCAGGTTGTGCCGTAGGACGCAGACCAATCCTTGTTGCGGGTCGGGTGGTTCGAGCCGTCGTAGTCGACAAGGTCTGGCGGATCGTTGGCGAACAGGATCGCCCGCTCGCCATTCATCAGTCGGCGCACATCGGCGGAACTGGTGCTGTCACCGCACAGCAATCGATGATCCCCGAGGATCCACAGATCGCCGGTGCGCGAGGCCGGATTTCGAGGGGGTTCGGGGATGGTCACCGGCGGCACGGAGCCTCCGGCGCCACCTTCTTCTTCACCGCCCCCGTCCGGATCGAAAGCCAGCAGCTTGTCCAGCTCGCCGTCCGAGAAGCCGACCAGCGACAGGTCGAAATCCTCGGCCAGCAGGTCGTTCAGTTCTGCCGAAAGCAGCGCCTCGTCCCAGGTGCCGAGTTCGGTCAGCTTGTTGTCCGCGATCCGGTATGCCCGCCGCTGTGCCTCGGTCAGATGCCCAAGCAGGATCACCGGCGCTTCGGTCAGCCCCAGCTGCGTGGCGGCCAGTACGCGCCCGTGCCCGGCGATCAGTTCGCCGTCCTCGGCGACGAGGCATGGCACCGTCCAGCCGAACTCGGCCATGCTGGCCGCGATCTTGGCGACTTGGTCCGGCCCGTGCGCCTTCGCGTTCTTCGCGTAGGGCTGCAGGCGCGACAGCGGCCACGTCTCGATCGCGTCCGGGGCGAAGCTCAGCGTCATGGTGGGCAAGGTTCCTCGGTCGGGTGGATGCCGGTGGCTTCCGGACTCCGGATGCCGGGCTGGACTCCATGCGGGGTTCAGCGGCCACCAGCGGTGTCCGGTTGGAAGGCCAGCCTTCATTGGTGTTTGCGCGGGGCGCGCGTGGGTCCGGCTTCCGGGTGGCTTCCCAAAAATCCGGCCCTGTCGCTGGCGATGTCCCGCGCTTCGCCCGCCAGCATACGAATGTCGCGCAGAAGGAACCGCGAAGTCGGCTGAGGGGCTTGGCGGGGGCGGACAGCGGCCCGCAAGGAAAGGAACAGCGCCTTTCCTTTTCCAACAGACCTGCCAACGAAAGGATGGTTTCGCTCGGGACCGCGCCGCGCGCGCCTCTCCCGAGCTTATCCCGAACCTAGCCCCTGAACCGGTTTTCTGTCCCGTCGAAAACTGTCCGCCGCACACCTTCCCCGGTGGCGCGCAGAGCTACGCGCCACCGGCCAGTTCGATCACGCGCCGCTTTGACAGGTTGCGGTTGAACCGACGCCGGTTGAGCTTCAGCGAGATGACGCAGAGCCCGTAGAGCCAGTGCTGATGTGCGGCCGAGCGTTGCAGTCCGACCGTCCAGCAGATGGTCTTCCACCGCTCGCCATGAGCGCGCATCCAGACGATCTTGCCGTCGACGGGGTCGAGGCAGGCAGTCCAGGTCAGCGTCTCCTCCATCCGGCTGATCGCCTGCGGCGAGGGCAGCACCCGCATGGGCTTCGGCTCCTGGCCCACCTTGTCGGCGAAGGAGTGGACGATCTCGGGCCAAGTGCTGAAGTAGCCCTGCCGTCGCGGCTCGGGCAGGCGCTTGAGCACGAAGGCCGCTTCAGCGAGGCGTGCCTCGACGAGGGACGGGGTCCACTTATCCATGGCGCCCTCCCTCGTCGGAGGGGCGCGGGCCGTAAAGCTTTTCGCCCAGCTGTCTGACGAGTTCCCGCTCCGGCCAGGTCAACCGCGCATCCTCTAGCGAGACGGCGAGCAGACCCTGCTCGCGCCAGCCCTCGCGCTTCACCTGCTCCGGATCCCGGCGATGGCCGCCGTAGCCTTTGGGATGCCACCTCATGCGACACCCCCGTTCGTCTCGATCGCCCAGAGCAGGAGCGCGATGGCGTCGGCCTCGTTGTCGTCGGCGGGGCTGAAGCCTCGGGCGCGGGCCGCCGCGATCATCGCCTCCTTCGGCGCGTTGCCCTTTCCGGTGGCGTGACGCTTGATCGTGCCGACGGGAACGCCGGCATAGGGCACGCCGCGCAGTTCGGCCCAAGCTGTCAGCGTGGCCATGAGCCCGCCATAGACATGGGCCGCGTCGGTTCCGGCGTGGCGGCGGACCTCCTCGAACCAGATCGCGGCGATCGGCCCGGACAGGCGATCGATCTCGGTCAGCCAGTTGGTGAAGCGCAGATAGCGCATACCGCCACCGTCATAGCGGCCGGGCCTGAAGCTCGCGGTCCCGCTGGTGATCAGCCCTTCGGCCGAGCGCAACGCCCAGCCGGTGCTGGTGCCGAGATCCAGCGCGAGAATGCAGCGGTCGAGATTGCCGGCAGCCGTGAGAGGCGCCGGGGCGATGTGTGGGGAGCGGTCCATGACGACCTCCTCTTCGAGTGAGAGGCCGAGGCGGCACGGCTGCCTGGTGAGGGCAGCACGCGCGCCCGGGCCGGGATCGCGAGGTCTGGTCAGGGTCACGCTGTCGTTGCCGGGAGCGCCCGGCGCTTCCTTCAATGGCTTCACCCCATCCGCTTGAAGGAAGTGGAGACGCAAGCCATTGGCAGAACAGGGATAAATCTCTTCTTTCAATATTTCAGTTTCTTCATGGGGTATGTGTCTGGCTTCCATCCCCACCCACGCGCGCGAGGGTCTCTGCGTGAAATATTGAAAGAAGCCCCGCGCGCCGGATTTCCGTTGCGGGACGGGGGCTTGGGCGGAAACGTCCTTCAAATGAAGGATGGGGGCTGTTGAAGGAAGCATCGTCCCGGCCCTCACCGCAGCGCCCGGAAGCGCATGGCCTTCCGACCCCCGGTCTCCTGCTCGACCGTGACGATGTCTCCGCTCTCGACCAGCGTGAGCAGGATGTCGTCGCGGTCGCGCGCCCGAAGCCATTGCGAGGCGCGGGTCAGCTCGGACTTGGTGACGCCTGCCGACCCCGCCTTGCGGATGATCTCGCGCACGCGCTTCAGATGCGCCTCGGTTTCGGTGTCGGCGACATGACGCTCGACGGCGTCGATGGTGCGCCGGGCGAAATGGCGCACGAAATCGATCGCCCAGACAGCATCCTCGAGCCGGATGACGGGATGGACCGCATCCCGACCCACGGCCAGGACGAGCGCGACCTTGGCCGCGTTCTCCGCGATCCGGGCGAGGATCGGTGTGTGGAACGTCCCGGCTGCGGCCCGGAGTTCGGCGGTGATCTCGTCGCGGAGCGCGTCGAAGCGAAGCTGCGCGGCGTCGTCCATCGGCACGGTCATCGGATCGACGGCGGTCTCGGGCCCGGAGGTCTTGCCGGCGAGGTTGCCGCTGGCCCGGCCCCCGCCTTCAGCGAGGCGCTGCAGCCCCTCGATCAGCGGCCGGGGCGATCTTCGGAGCCCGGCGCTACGGTTCTCGTCCGGATAGTCCTCCTCACTCGGCAGGATGATGAGCCGGGCGAGCGAGCCGTCCACGACATTCGCGCCCTGCAGCGCCCCCCAGAAATGCAGCGGCGTCGTCGTGCCGTAGACGCAGAGGCAGGGCTGCACGATGTCGCGCCGCTCGTTCGAGCCGTCCCGGTTGGCGTATTCCGCGCCGAGGAAGATCCCGCTGGCCGCAGTGTAGAGCTCGGTCATGTTGTCGAGGATCTCGGTGATGTGGCGCGGGCTGCGCTTGCGGTCGGCCGCCGCCGAGAGGAACATCCCGAACTCGTCGATCTGAAACAGGATCGCGGGCTGACGGTGGAGCGCGGTCAGGAGCCCCGCGCCCGAGGCGATCTTGTTGCCGCCGAGGTGTTGCGCCAGCCCCGCCGCGAAGAACAGCTCGTTGACGACCTCGCGGGCGTGGTTCTTGCCCGAGCCGCTGTCCGCAATGCCGACGATATAGAGGTTCGTGCGCAGGTCGGTTGTCGTGCGGTAGCGCCGCCCCATCAGCGCGCCGAGGGCGCAGAGGCTGGCGCCCACCGCGAGAAGCGGCTGCGGTCTGCGCGCCGTGTCGATCATGTAGCGCGCGACATCGCCGACCAGCCCGCCCGGGATCGTCAGCGTGAACGACGGCGCGGGCGGGAGGATCGGCATCGGGGCTTCGGGCTGGGCGAGCCTCGCGAGGAGGCCTGCCGCGGGATGCTCGTCGCTCGCGCAAACCTTCTGACTGCCGTCGAGCAGCAGGTCGGGGTCGGGTCGCCAGCCCTTCTCCATGGCAAGGTGATAGATCGTGCCGGCGCCGATCCGCGCGGGCTTGAAGCTCGCCCATGCCTTCGCCGTCGCGGCCGGCTCGTTCTTGGCCGCCTGCGCCGACCAGTCGGCGAAGAGCGTCGCGCCCTCCTCGCCCAGCGCGCCCTTCAGCGCCATGCCGATGCGCATCCAGCTGTCGTAGTCGAGCTCGGCGTTCGGCAGCCACGCCAGCGCGCTCCGGATCGCGGCCAGCGTGCCGGCCTGTGCGTGGGCCGGCAGACACGGATGCCCGGCCCCGTTCGCGCCCTTCGCACCGAGGCTCTTCGGGCGCATCTCGGGCGGGATCAGCGCCAGCGCCTCGTCGAGGAACGCTGCCGCCATGTCGGCGTCGATTTCGGGCAGACTCTCGATGTCGAGATCCGCAAGCCCCTCGTCCGGCCAGGCATAAGGCCAACCGGTGTCGGGATGCTCGGCATAGGCCACGAACTGCTGCCCGAGGCACAGAACCTCGAGCGGCGCGCGCCGGATCCCGGCGAAGGGCTCTCGCGTGCGATAGACCAGCAGCCGCTTCGGTGCCTTGCCGATCCTGAGCGCCGGGGTGTCGCCCAGCCGTTCGCGGGCCAGCCGCTCGATTTGCAGCGCCAGCTCGCCATCCTCGGCGATGTCGATGTCGAGCGCGGCGACCGCGCCGCCGACGATCCCGACGCCGCAGTCGGGCCAGCCGGACCAAGTCGCGACCTCGAACTCGGTCGTGGCGCGGCTTGCGTGCCGGTTCCACTGCGGGTAGTCGTGCCAGGCAGCGCGGGCGAACACCCCCGGTTTCTTGGTGCCCGGCGCGATCGGCAGGATCGCGTAGCCGTTGGTCACGAGACGCGCTCCAACGCGCGCCATCCACGAGGTGTCCGCCATCAGAAGGGCACCTCCGGGATCATGCCGTCGAGCCGCGCGCGGTCCTTCGCCGCCAGGTCACGCAGGTGGTCGCAGTAGCCGGTGACGATCACCTCGACGAAGGTGTCCCACTCCTCCTCGGTGAGCAGGGCGAGATCGGTCCGGCCGAGGCTGTCGAGATAGGCGCCGCCGGCCTTTCCGCCCTCGACCATGGCCGCCGTCTCATTGGGGGTCGGATCGATCATGCCCGACCTCCGGTGGCAGATGTCCTGGCAAGCCCGGCTGCAGAGGTCTCTGCGGCTAGTGTCGCGCCGCGGGTCGGAGACGCGGAAGCGAGCGTCGAACCAGCCCCAGCCACGGGGCTCTCGGTGGCAGACGGCGCAGAGCCCGGAACGGCTGTAAGGCATGGGGCGAACCTGTAGGCGGTGATTTCGGTGAAGCGGCCCGCGGGGCGGACAGCGATCTCGGTGGGCCGGCGCAGCCGGTCCGCCAGCAGGAGCGCTTCGTCGACGGACTCGGGCACGTCCAGCTCGGGCGCCCGCTCGCGCCACCAGCTCGCGGCCTTCCGGCGCGGATAACCCTCGTGCTCGAAGCAGACCCATTCCGTGTGGAAGGCGAGCCCGCAGCGGTAGGTGACCTTCAGCGAGACTCGCCCGCCGCGTTTCTCGTGGCGGCTGAAGGTGACGTCGGTGACGCTGACCCATTGCGGCTTGCCGGTGGACAGCACCTCCAGCGTCGAGGCGGTCGGCTCGAGCTTCACCTCGCGGCCGGGGAACTCGAAACCGCAGTCGGGGCATTCGAGCGCCGCGATGGCCACGATGGTCCCGCATTTCGGGCAGATCTTGGTGGGCGGCGGCCCGTCGCCCGGACCGCCCGGCCGTTTCGGCCGCACGAGATCGATGGGGCCATGCCGGCGGACATTGCCCGCGAAATCGAGAACGAGGCAGTTCGCCTTGCCCTCGGCAAGCCGCGTGCCCCGTCCGGCCATCTGCACGTAGAGCCCGGCGGACTTGGTGGGCCGCAGCATGGCGATCAGGTCCACAGCCGGCGCGTTGAAGCCCGTCGTCAGCACGCCCATCGAGGCCAGCGCCCTGATCTCGCCGCGCTTGAATGCGGCGATGATCGCGTCACGCTCATCCTTCGGCGTCTTGCCGAAGATTGTGGCGCAGCTCACCCCGCGGCGGCGGAACTCCTCGGCGACATGGGTGGCGTGGCGGACGCCGGAGCAGAAGGCGAGCCAGGACCGGCGCGTCTCGCCATGGGCGATCACCTCGGCCACCGCCGCACGCGTGATGGCGTCCTGGTCGACCGCGTCCTCGAGGTCGCGCGCGATGAACTCGCCGCCGCGCGATCCCACGCCGGTCACGTCGAGCCGGGTCTTCGTCTGCTTCGTAATGAGCGGGGAGAGATAGCCCTGATCGATCAGGTCGCGAACGGACACCTCGTAGGCGATGTCCGTGAAGAGCGCATTCTCGCCCTCGTGCAGCATGCCGCTGTCAAGCCGGAAGGGCGTCGCCGTCAGACCGATCACCTTCAGCGCGGGGTTGATCGCCTGAAGGTCCGTCAGGAAGCGGCGATACATGGTGTTCGACCGCCCGGGGATCAGATGAGCCTCGTCGATCAGCACCAGATCGGCATGGCCGATGCGCGCCGCCTTGTCGTGGATCGACTGGATGCCGGCGAAGAGGATCCGGGCCCGCGCGTCGCGCCGCCCGAGCCCGGCCGAGTAGATGCCCGCCGGCGCCTCGGGCCAGAGCCCCAGCATCTCGGCATGGTTCTGCGCGATCAGCTCGCGGACATGAGTAACCACCAGCACGCGCTGGTCGGGCCAGGCCTTGAGCACACCGTCGATGAAAGCGGCCATGACGAGGCTCTTGCCGCCGGCCGTGGGGATCACGACAAGCGGGTTGCCGCTCTCCTTCTCGAAATAGCCGTAGATCGAGGCGATCGCGGTCTGCTGATAGGGGCGCAGGGTCAGCATGCGGCGGCCTCCTCTTCGCGGGCGTCGTTGGTCCAGGCCGAGCCGCCGCGCATGCGGTAGGAGACGAAGTCCTCGCCTGCGTCGGTCACCTCGCCGGGGACCAGATCAGGGATGAACAGGTGCCGGGCGCAGGCGCGGCGCTGGTCGGCCGGGTCGAGCAGCCGGTCGTGGCGGGCGCAGTGCCAGCCGCCTTCGATGGGCGTGGAATGCAGGCAAGACCGGCAGGTGACGGCCGCGGCATCCTCGCCGTGGCAGAGCCCGTGGTGGTCGCAGAACCGGCACTCGAACCAGGCGGGGTCCGCGCTGATCCGCTCGGGCGAGTGCTGGGCGAAGATGATCCGCCCCGCCTTCTCCAGCAGGCGCTCGCCCATCGCGGGGTCAGCCGGGACGCGCTCGATGTGCAGCGCGTCCGTGTCCTTGCAGACCGCGACGTAGAGTGCCCGCGTGATGCCGGTCAGGTGCATATAGATTTGCATCTGCGCGGCGTGCTGGGGCTTGGTGAGCACGACGCCCTTGGCGATCAGCTCGGCGAAGCTCTTCGCCGAATGCGTCTTGAACTCGACGACGTGCCAGGTCTTCGGCGCTTCGAGCAGCCCGAGCGCGACACCATCAAGCGAGCCGCCGAAATGCCCGCCATGGGCCTCGACACGGAACTGCCGCCCGGTCTCGGGATCGACCTCCAGCACCGTGGCGCCAGTCGCGCGCAGGTCGCGGACGAGCCGGGCCTCCTCCAGCTGGCCGGTCTCGAACAGCCGCAGGATGCGGCCGGTGTGCCGCGCGGGCGTCGCCCAGCGGAAGTCGTACCAGAGTGCCCGGGCGCAGGACTTGCCGATCAGCGAGGCGCCAAGATGGTCTCGGAAGCCGTCGCCCTGCCGGGCCTCGTAGGAGGCGTAGATCGCGGAGAGGGTCGGCGTCGGGGGTTCGGGAAGCTCGGCCATCAGCATGCCTCCTCCCGCTCGAGCCGCGCCCGCGCCTCAGCCAGCACCGCGGTCCAAACAGCGCTGTCATGGCGTTCCCGCAGGACGGCGATGATCATATCCTTCAGCCGTTCGCGTCGGCTGCGGCCGCCATGACGGGAGACGATCTCGGCGCGCTCGCGATTGAGATGGCGCAGCGCCGTGCGCGCGCGGTGAAACCAGTCGGGGTCGATCGGCTTGGCCGTCCGCTGCCGCGTCAGATCGGCGGTCGCGATCTGCGTGCGGATCTTCGCGATGGCGTCCTCGATTTCAATCAGGCGCCGGGTGTCGTCAGGCAAGCCGGGGGCGTTCGCGGCCGCGCAGGCCGCGTCGGTGATGTTGGTCATGGTCTGTCTCTCGGGTCTGGCGATGTCCGGGCCGCCGCGAGTGTCGGCCCGCGGCGGCCGAGGGCGTCAGCTCTTGCGGTTCCAGGGTGCGGTGGCCGGGCGGGCGGGCGCCGACTGCGGGAGCGCGCTGGCCGGATGCGTCGCGGCGGGCCTAGGCGGGGTCGCCTGCGCCGGGGCCTCCGGCACCAGGTAGCGGATCGTGTTGCGCTCGCCGTAGCCGTCCTTGGGGGGCTTCACGCCGACCTGGATCGTCATCGGGATCAGGTGCAGCTCCTCGCTGTCGTTCACCTGCAGCTTGCCCGTGGCGTGGCAGATCGCCGACAGCGTGCGCTGTGCGATCTCGACCGTGGTCGGGTTGGCGTTCACCAGGTTCAGCTGGTCGAAGACCTTGCGGCCCTGCTGCGGTCCCTCGAGGATGTCGAGCATCAACCAGAGATACTTGCCCATCCCGTTCTTCGTGACGCGCATCTCGGTCTCGACGATCTGGGCCCGGTACTTGCCCGCGGACAGGATCTCGTAGGCGGTGGTGGGCTCGATGCCGGCGGCGTCAAAGGCGGTGTCGAAACGTGCCATCGTGTTGTCCTTTCAGTCGTAATCAGGCGGATTGGGGCATGGCGGCCAGGAACTCCGACCACTCGAGCGGGAGGGTTTCCGGCAGGCCGTAGCGGTTCTTGGCGAGGAAGGCGGGGCGCTCTTCGGTGTGCATCACGCGCGCGCCGGACCCGAGCGCCCGGGTCACCTTCTTGTTGAAGCCCACGTCGGACTTGCTGACCGAGATCCGGTAGTTGGCGAACAGCACCACGTCCGAGTGCTCCTGCAGAAGCGCAGAGGCGCGGGCCTGCAGCTTGATCACGTACCGGTCGTAGGGCTCGTGCTCGGGGCTGTCGAAGCGCTTGATGTCGGTGTGGGCAATCTGGATGACCGCCATGCCCTTCCGGTCGCGGAGCGCGTTCAGCCGGTCGATGTACTCGCGCCAGATGGTCAGCGCCTCGGCATAACCCTTGCCGAAGCCGGGGCTCTCGATCGACTGCCAGCCGTTGCGCCTGCAGGCCTCGGCCCAGATCAGCGGCTCCAGCCAGTCCACGCTGTCGACGACTACCGTGGAATAGGCGTGGTCCTCGTCGAGCAGGGCGTCGAGCGCCTCGGCGACCTCGGTGTAGCTCGTCGCCAGCGGGAAGTGCGGCACCTGCAGCTTGCCGAGACCGTCCTCGGTGAGGACGAACACCGGCGCGTCGGCGGACGCGGCGAAGGTGGATTTGCCGATGCCGGCGACGCCATGGATCAGCACACGCGGCGGGCGCAGAGCCGTCGAGGTTTGCAGGGATGCGAGCGAGATGGCCATCAGCGCACCTCCTCACCGAGCAGCAGCCGGAACTTCGGCTTGGCCGTCCGGACCGTGCGGGCGGGCTCGAACTCCTGGCGGATGTCCTTCGGCCAGGCGGTGTATTTGCGCTCGGGAACGCTGAACGCGATGTCGACATACTCGGCGGGATCGGCGCCGTCGGCCAGGATCCGCTCGACC